TCTTTACATATTGTGAAGAGTGATGAGTATGCCACCACCATCTATCTGAAAGAGATACAGATGTCATTCCAACATAGATAATCTCTTTTGTATCTTTCCAGCAGATTACATATATCTTAAAACCCATTCTCCAGATATCTGAATTAGATAGCATTCATTTTTACAGATATTTGAATATTAGACGTTTTTTATGTATTTGAAAGTCTTCCCCCCATTTTTTCCAATTAGAGAGAGCGCAGAAATGAAAGACAATGCAGCTATTTACATCTAATATATCATACCAGATAGGAACATCATACTTTTTACATAACTCGTTATACTCTAAGATGTATTCTTTCATATAATCATTCTCTATTTTAACAGAGCCATGATTACAGATATCTATTATCTTCTTTTCTCCTACAAAGTTCCCACCTGAATCAGACCTTTCACCTGTTACACTACAGTTCTTAAAATCAAACCTATGTATCTTTCTTAAATATAGAAGATTCAACCAACTATATTCCATCTTTCCTCTAAACTGTGGACGATAATAGGATACTTTGGGAGGAATAAATTCATTCAGAAAGATCATATCATTATCAAAAATAAGAAACGAGCTGCATGTGTCTGCTGCTTTTTTGAGGCCGAAATTTACAGCATCTTGATGTCTTATAGAAGCAGAAGCCCCAATCTTATGTGTTGTATTTCTAAAATAGAGAACACCCTCGATATTTAATTCAGGCAAACCAGTATCACTATCATCTATTATATAGACAGTATAGGTTGTCTTCACATATTTCTTAAAATTAGATAACTGATAAGGCAGCATCTCTGGAAAAGAAAAATAGGTTAAGATAATTCCTAGCATTTCTATATTACAAAGAACTAAATCTCTATATTAAACCGCAGGCAAAACCGACTGAGAATATTTATTGATAGTTTTAACTTCTGATCTACACTCTGGACAGCTCGGACTCTTGCTGATCCACTTCTCAAGTGCTTCACCGTCAAAGCAATGAAAGCAGGGAGTGATTCCAATCGTAGAAATCTCTGAAAAGAGGGACGTTGTAATAGAACACCCCTTATTCTCACTCACAAGGCCGCGAACAATAGCAGCAATTGCATGAGGAGGGATATTAAGCGTATTTTTATCTGTGACCCTGCCAATAAGAGGAGTAGCAGGCGGAGACACATATGAAGAGAATCCAGTGGTAGGCCTAGAAATATCAGAAGGTGCTCCCACCTCTAGGATACGTCGAATCGGCGGCGGCGTTGCTGCACGATACCGTATCGCCCTTCCAGTAGAGCAGATAAGATCATATGCAATATTCTGATTCGCACGATGGATGCGATTTACTCTGACACGGGTCTCCACATCATCGTCCACAATTCTTACTGGCTTAAGATAAAGCTTACGAAGCAGAAAGATACTGTCCTTAGAATCAAGAACTGGAATCTTAGTTGATGGCTCATAAGAAGGAATGAGATCAATTCCTGAATGCCAGAAATGAATCTTCTTATTCAAAACCTCATCACCAACTTCGTATACCACTCTTGTTTCGTTCGTAAAAGGAAACCCATCGTGAGTGCGTATGGTATACTCATAATTACTATCATATCTATACACAGATTGAAACTCCTCTCCCTCACTATGAGACGTTGCAAAGAGGTAATATCTTGAGTTACTATCTGATGCATTGTCCTTAACTGCAAACTCTTCTGGTAGCATAATACTATGCATTAGTTATCTTAAAAAAATAAATAAGTAATTATATGTCAATTTTTTGTTTTCAAGTTAAATAGCGTCAACGTCGACGGCTCCTTCATCACCATCGGGCTTCTCTTCAACAGTATCCTCAAACACGACACCGCCTTCATCCTCATCTCCTTCTGATCGCTCAACTAAGAGAGAAGAGGGAATGCGTTTATCCTTAATTAGCCCCCTTGCACTCTTTGTGCTAACAAGGCCAAGGATCTCATAGATATTACCACTCTTCGCAACAATGATAATATCGTTCACACTGATTCGTGCCACGCTGTGACCGCCGATTCGCGCGCGAGTCTCAAAGAGCTCACCACGATGCTTCTCATGCTGAAGAACAATGTCAAACCATCCGTCTCCACGCGCCCGCAGTGCGCGTCCAAAGAGAGACTCTGGATCATCAAGAGCTGCATTCTCAATGGCAAGATTGCGCTTCTGCTTCTTCTCCATTGCCGCGCGCTTATTCTTCATCTGCTTCATGTTGACGGACATTTTGAGCGGTAGTGAGTATGCCTCTACTGGACAGGCTCAGCTTCAATTTTTGTGGTTCGCGAATTCTCCATCATTTCCACAAGATCCCATCCACCCAATTCAAGCCAGCGCTCAACATTCCGCGGATGCCACACCTTTGAGATCATCTCCTCCTTTATCTGATCGGCCTGTGCCTTCAGTCGCCTCTTTTCTGCGCGCCTAGCAGGCCCAATAGCCTTGCGAACCAACTCCTCAAACTCCTTTTTATTAGCAATTGAAGCTGAGATAATTTCATCAGACATCATGAGCCCGCTCTGAAAGCTGGGGTGCGCAAAGCAATCCTTTAGAAACTCATAATAATACGTATCTCTATCTAGAACTCTCTGCATAAAATTCCTGTAAGCAGTGAAGGCCCTCCCAATCACATACACTGGTGTGACAAAAGGGTTCATAAGGAAAGGGCCAAGGCGATAGTCAATAGGAGACCACACATCTCTGAAAACGGGCTTCCTCATCTTCATTGCTGTATAGATACAATGCTTGAAGAGCCTCATATTCCAGAGAGGAGACACAAGCCCCGTTCCACAAAGAACTGTAAAGACATCTACAAGTGACGTATGGGGACTATCCCACCGATCCTCTGGAACTGTCTCAAGGGCCGCAACCATTTCCTGTGTTAAGACAATCTTTCCACTCTTCAGAGAATATTCAACAATCTTCTGAAGACGGCCAATCGTGATTATCTGGTCATAGGTGATACCCTGGAGAAGATAAATGCTGTCGATGCGCAAGAATCTCCGCGACCAAACTCTGATATTATAGAAGTCAGCGTGATTTGCACAGACATCTGATCCCCGAGAAGGAGCGTGCTGACACGCTGTCATGTCGCGCAAACGGAATGCGCAGCACGTTGCCATTTTGATCTTAGTTAAAAAAAATGGGAGGGTGGGTTAGTTTCAAATTTACTTGCCCTTCTTCTCCTTCAACGCCTCCATCACTCGCACCCCCTTTTGAGTGAACTTACCGTTTCGGTCGAACTTCTCCTTGGCCTTGTCACTCTTCTTCTTGCGTTGAGTCTTGATTTGTGGCTCCATTCTTCTTATAGTTAGTAGGGTATTATTTTACTAAGGATCAGACCCTTTCAATTTTTTAATATACATTTCCCTCGTAATGAATGAGGCAGTCCTCTGAATGCTTGTTAGCACTCATCTCCCCCTTGTTCTTACAGTTACACGGCTGAAGAGGGGCTTCATTCTGATAAAGAGGAATCTCCTCTTCCTCTTCCTCTTCCTCATAATAGGAGTCGCCGTCACTCTCTTCCCAGATAGGATCTCGCTTCTCCTTCTCTTCTTCCTCAACAAAGACATCCTCCTCTACCCAGCAGCACTTATCGCAGAGAGGAGAGACAAAGGCATCGTCATCCTCTCCCTCCCAACAGAAGTTAGTGCGATTATCAGAGTGCCGATTCAGAGAAGGGTTGAAGCCCTCAACCTCCTTCTTCGTCATCATGGCCTTGCAGTGAGAGCACTTCATTTTATTTTATGTGTATGAGTGGATGAACTAAAAAAGGGTGTGAGGGTTTTCAATTTTTTACGATAACTTCAGACAGTAGAACACATATTCCTTACTGTATGGATCTGGATCCGCCGAGGAGAGCTTTGCCTCTTTCTTTGTTTCTTTACAGAGTTTGCGTATAAGGTCTATCTGCAACTCTCTATAAGATTTTACAATGCGATTACACAGACGTGTGGTATGAATATGTTTACGCAAGTCCTTTTGCCTTTTTTTATCTAAGGTTGCGCAAAACCCTGCATCCACATCAATTGTTGGACGCGGATCCAACATCACTAAAACATCATGGATGTTAGTTTTCAATTTTACAGGTAACGCTCATCATAGGATGAGTCGCTGCCCCATCCCATAGAATCTGAATCCGAATCACTGGATTTACTCTTTTGGCGCCGCCACCAAAGCTGAATCTTAAGCGCGCTAAGAGATACCAGAAGCATAAGGGCCATTCTCTTAACCGTGATTCTACTAAAGGGATATTTCAATTTTTCATAAAAAAATTATTTTCTTTTTTATTTTTTTCTTGTGTTTATGTATTTTTTTTAATTTACTCTGAGGTTAACACTTACTCCTCCTCAAGATCCGCCGGCTTCGGGAAGGCACGATCGATCTTGCCCGTCTTCTCATCGAAGCGGCCGATCCAGTCATACTCCTCTGAGAGAACATCACCGCGCTTGTTCTTGAGGTAGGGAGCCTTCTTGAAGGTCCAGGGCGTGAAGTCCATGGCACTGTCCTCATCCTCTGCTGCGGCAGCAGGAGCAGGAGCAGGAGCAGGAGCAGGAGCAGGAGAGGCAGGCAGAGGCGCAGAGGCCGCCGACTTCGCAGCCTTCGTGGCCGCACGCTTCTCAGCAGCCGCCTTCTTCGTCTCCTCGCTCTGCGGCTTGCGCGCCTTCTTAGCATCTGCAGTAGCAGGAGGATCAGTAGGAGAAGGCCCTGGGCTCTTGGCAAGAGCCTGCTTGCTCACCTCGGGGCGAGTCCAGCCAGAGTGCTCCGTCAGAATAGCCTCAGGAGTCCAAGAGGCATAGTCCGCATTCTTGGTCTTAAGCATGCCGCAGAACTGAGTCACCTCGACACCCGCCTTGATGTTCGCGGCCTTGAGAGCCTCGCGCACCTTGCTAGTGAACTTGATCCAGTCATTCGGCTCCTTCTTGGGGGCATTCGGATCCTTCTCCTTCTTGGCCTTCTTGGCCTTCTTGGTGGAAGGGGCAGAAGAAGAGGGAACCGACTTGCCGCTCAGAGCGGAAAGCACAGCACGCTGCACGATGTTCTCAAAGTCGGCGACAGTCAGGGAGACGATCATCTGGGAAGAGGCCATTTTAGAGTCTTTAAAGATAGAAGCTTTTAAAGAGATGATTACCAACTAGGATGAAATGTCGTTCAATTTTTTTGAGGGCCTGGTGTCAATTTCTCTTGCCATAAAAAAGTAAGAGTGTTTTTATAAGAAGGATATCTACTTGGCCTGCCACTCAGGGTGCTCGAGCAAATAGCAAGCAGCATCCCATGCGATCTCATCGCAGCCGCCCGCAGTATCCTCAAAGTCGTGGAAGCCCTCTTCCTCCTCAGGAGAACCGAATGAGCCCTTCTCATACAAGTAAGAGATCACGCGCAGCTTGAATCTCTGCCACTTGAGAGTATCGCGGCCGCCAAGCTCTCGCGCAGTCTTCCAACCCTCAGGATTAGAGTTCTTCCTGCGGATCTCAGAATAGCATTCTTCTAAGATTCCAAATACGTTCTCCACCATTCCCCTGTTGAGAACCAGCTTCCTCCACCCTGCCTTGAAGGCCTTGCCCTTAGAGTCGGCCATCTTGATCACCTCCTGACGAAGTTGATTGGGTGTCAGAATCTTCTCCTCTGCAGCCGCGGGCAGCACATTGAAGGTCCCAAGCTCGGGACGGCCAACGTGAGCGTAGGTATTTTCTCCTACCAGAACGACCTCACCAGCCTTGATGGCGACAGGCTCAGCAGTCATGAGAGATGCAACATGCGCCTGCAGAGCTTGAAGATCATTGAGGCTCAACTGGTTCGTAAGAAGACAGATAGGCACAAGAAGAGGAGATGCCATCTTTGAATGTTCAGAGTATAGCGTATCATACAGGCTGAGGCGCGATAAATTCAAATTTAAAAAAAATGTGTTTTTGTCTTTTTGTCTTTTTTGTCTTTTTTGTCTTTTTGTCTTCTTGTCTACTTTGCCTGCCACTCAGGATGCTCAATCAGATAGATCGCCGCATCTTGAGTCACCTCGTCACAGCCGCCTGCGGTGTCCTCAAAGGTGTCGAAGTCCCACGTCCTCTCATTATGAAAGGACCCTTGAGACCTCAGATACTGGATGACCTTCAGAACAAAGAGCTGCCACTGGCGCGAGCCCATCTCACCAGTCTCTGCCTTTACCGCGACAATATCTAGACCAGAATCGGCATCGATCAAGTAGTAATAGCACTCCTCTAGAATATTTGTAACATTCTCGAGAAGGCCATCCTTAATTACCTTCTTCCAGTGCCACTTATAGGCCGTGCGCGTCTCCAGGGCGATGACCATGGCTTCCATCTCTGTATCAAGAAACGGGCGATCTGGGCGCGCAAGCTCCATCTGTGCCAGCTCCTTCTCAGCCTCTGCAAGCTTCGTCTTGAGGTCAAGCACAGTGGCACGGAGCTCTTCGATAGTAGAAGCCATTGTGTTCTTTTAGAAGGATACCTTCATGAGGGGGGGGTAACTTCAATTTTACAAAAAAATGCGGATTTATCTTGTTTTGGTTTGATTGCGGAGCGAGTTCTTTTGTCTTTTCTTTTTTTAGCGCAGCTCCTCTGGAACATCGTATGAGAAAGCAGCGTTGTTGCTGAGGATGCGGGCAATGATGATCTTTTTTGTCACAGGACTCTTTGGCAGTTCGTCCCAACACCAAAGTCTGTTGAGCGCCTCAGCTGGGTTCATGTTGAGAAAGCCGATGCGGTAGAGAGCCTCTGCGAGATCAGTCTCAGTCTTTTTCTTTAGCATACCAGCCACCTTGCGTTCCTCCACGATGGAGATGAAGTATGCAGTTGCGGGAGGCGACACGAGAGGCTTGCAGATCTTGCCGAGCTCACGGAGCCTCTTCGTAGCAATATTCGCCTTCTTAAAGAAGAGGTCTGCTTCCTTCCTGAGATACCTCACCTCTTTACCCTGCCCTGCAAGTTCGTTCTCCAGATTGATAGCCTTCTCACCGAATCTGGTGTGAGCCTTATACATCTCCTGGCGGAAGTTGTAGAGGTCGTTGTGCCAGAGGCGCAGGAAGACATTCTTCACCACTGCATCAACCTCCTCACCTGAAGTGGGAAAGCCGTCGAGCAGATGGGTGATGTAGTTCTCAAGGTCGAACTCCTGTCCGAGGAACTCATTCCATTCCAGACAGAAGCTCTTATAGTCAGCCCTCTCTGCCTCGCGCCAGTCAAGAACCACGCCGTGAAGGCGGCGGTAAAGCTCTGCAAACGGCGGCGTGGTCAAGAACTTGGGCTCTCCATCTTCGTTCAGAGACCACCAGTCCAGTGTCTGGCCCCTGGCTCTGAGATACTCCAGCTCCGCGACTACTGTGTCGCGGAGCTGGATAAATGCTTCTGTCTGGTGGAAGGTAGGCATCTTGGGCAAAGTGTTATCGCTAGAGATGTAGGGTGGGCACGACATCTCTAAAGAGTGTATTGCTGTTTGGGGGGATGCTATCTAGTGGCACCCTTGACGCGTTCAATTTTTTAAGCTCGTTTAACGCGCCATTCGTATAAAAAAAGAGATTAATTAAGAAGGCTTTAGATCTACTTGCACGCCTCGCAATACTTCATCCCTGGCCCTGTTACCTTGTGCTCTCCGCAGTCTTTGCAGATAGGTAGAACGACTGGCTTCTTGATCTTTACGATCTTGATCGTGCCGTCAGGCATCTGAACATGAACAGGCATCTTGTTCTTTGTATAAACGGATACTCCTCTTCCAGCTCATGCCCTTTTCAATTTTATGCAAAAAAAGAGGTTTTTTCTTTTTTTGTGTTTTGTTGTTTTTCTTTTGTTATCTTGTTATCTTACCCTAAGGGTTGGCCTTGGTCGGCGCTTACTCGGTCTCCAGATCCGCCGGCTGCGGGAAGGCGCGGTCAATCTTGCCCGCCTTCTCGTCGAAGCGGCCGATCCAGTCGAACTCCTCAGAGATGACGTCTCCGCGGCCGTTCTTGAGGTAGGAAGCCTTCTTGAAGGTCCACGGGACGAACTTCGTCTCAGGATCCTCGTCATCCTCCTCCTCTGCCGCGGGCGGCGGAGGGGCGGGGGCCGCCACAGGAGCGGGCACCTCGGCCTTCTTGGCCTTGGGCTTCTTCTCCTTCTTCTCCTCCGCAGGCGCGGGAGAAGAGGGAGAGACGCTAGGGCTCTTGTTCTTGCCAGCGAGAGCCTGCTTGCTGACCTCAGGGCGCTTCCAAGAGGTGTGCTCCGCGAGGATCAGCTCAGAAGTCCAAGAGCTGTAGTCAGCGTTCTTGGCCTTGAGCATGCCGCAGAACTGAGTCACCTCAACGCCCGTCGTGATCTTCGCGGCCTTGAGGGCGGCGCGCACAGACGAGGTGAACTTGATCCAGTCATTGGGCTCCTTCTTGGGCGCGTCAGGGTCCTTCTCCTTCTTGGCCTTCTTGATGGAAGGGGCAGAAGCAGAGGGCACCGCCTTGCCACTCAGAGCGGCCGCAACGGCACGCTGCAGGAGCGAGTCCAGGTCCGCCACAGTCATCGAAACGAGCATCTGGGAAGAGGCCATTTTAGAGCTAGAGTCTTTCAGAGTGTATTGCTTTGAAAGGTGATAGTAGTCTAGCAAAAATGCCCATTCAATTTTTTTGTAAAATTGAATGGACTGGTAAAAATCAGCATCTTAACCTCTTGGACCGCCTCTTTTACAACCCCATTCAATTTGGCAAAAAAATTGAATGAGCTCATTTTAGCTCTTGTTTTTACCTCTTCAAAGCTAGCCCTTTCAAGAGATTAAAGCAAAAATGCCTTCTCGCCCTCTCGATTCCCAGAGCCTGCTCTGCGAGACCGCTCTTGACTCTGTTGTCGACCACGCAGAGCCCTACGAGCTCTGCCAGCTCCGCTACAACCTCCGCGTTTACCGCGAGAGCCTCCAGAGGCACCTCGCGTACCCAGATAGCCCCTATGCGAGCTATCTCGGCCTCGACGGGCTCTTCTGGGCTCTCTGCTTCTCTTGGGCTGACCTCCAGGACTACGTCGAAGAGGCCAACAGTGCTCTCATCAACGAGGAGCGGGGCTTCCGCTCTGAGTGGCTCTGTGTCAAGGAGCTCGCTGATGGCTCCATCGTCCCTGACCGCCCGCGCATCCACCGCCACCAGACTCTGGCCGACTATGCACTCTGGTCTGGCTCTGACGAGTTCCCTGTTGTCGCGTGGGACGAGGAGGACTACGAGGCCGCCACCTGGCCCTCTGACGAGGACGAAGAGGAGCGCATCCCTTGGGAGGACTATGACCAAGACGAGCTCAACAAGATGGACCGCCAGCTGAACCGCGGCTACTAAAGATAACCCACAAAGATACCCCTCTTACAAAAAAACAAAAACCCTCTTTTTTTTGTAAGAGCTCTTCGTGCCCATCTGAATAAAAATTGAACAGGATTACCCAGATACATTCTGTATCCCTACAGATACACACCTCTGTAAGAAACCGCAAAAGATGACCCCCATCTCTTTGACCCGCCGCTCTCCGCGCCTCGCCGTCAAGAACTTCATCATCGCAGAGGCAGATGCTGATCGCTTCATGACAGCCGCGCGCGCATGCTGGGAGCAAGGCCTTGAGCTTTCTCCCGCTGTTCTAGAGCTCGAGGCCATCGCCAATGCCTCTGAGACACGGTGCACGCCAGCCGCCAAGAGACTGCTAGCTGCGTGCATCAACGACCAGTCTCTTCCTGGCTACCTGGAAGAGCTGCGTAACCTCGGCACACTCTGGAATACATTTGACCTCTCGGCTGTGCTTGCAGAGATTCAGGTTCTAGAGGAAGAGGAGCGCGCGGACAACCGCCGATTCCGCGAGCAGATCTCTGAGATGGGCCTTGGACTGCGACTCATCTAAATAGAAAAAGACAAACCCAAGACAAAAGACAAAAGACAAGAAAAACATTACCAGTTTTTTTTGTAAAAATTGAAAGGTATTTTTCTATCTATAGATAATACGGTTTCAGACACACACATCTGTAACTATCTCGCAACTAGTCTTCTTAACTATATCGCAACAGCCAAGATGTTCACCGACAACATCAATGCCCTCCGCAGCCTCGTTATCAAGCGCGAGCGCGTCGTCCACCAGAAGCGGCTTGACAGCCGCCGCTGGAGCGTGCGGCGCGCCGTCATGCGGGACGTGAAGGACTCCTTCCTCCCCGCTCTCGAGGCCGCCATCGCAAAGTCTCACAGCGACTACAGCCACGCGGTTGTTCTCCGCACCTACTCGATCGCCGAGTGGGAGGAGGCTGACTGCGATGGCATCGAGCTCGGCGATGTCTTCGAGAAGACAGACGTTCTGGCGCGCGTAGCGAACTGCCTCGCGCCAGGCTTCTTCAAGTGCCGCGTGCGGCCCCGCGCAGTCTCTGGCCGCCCAGCCGTTCACCATTTGGTGCGCGTCTACGAGATCGTCGCCCGCTTCTACGCAAATGGGACGGAGGCCGAGAAGCCTCCGTGCACGTGCGTCTGCTCCTACCTTACGGACGGCTTCTGCGACACGTGCGGTGGCCACAATGTCCGCGCGGCCCAGCATCAGATCAACAATCCTGAGGACGAAGAGGAGGCCGAAGCTCCGTGCCGCTACGAGTAATACGTATTCTTCAGAATTATATGGAAGAAAAGACAAAAAAAGCCATAAACACAAGAAACATTTTCTATTTAAGCGCCACCGGTAGAAGATAAGAAATCTACATTTTTTTAAAAAAGATAACATCGAAACGATTAAAAAAATTGAACACCTGATTCACTTTAATAGACATTATTAGATAAAAGCAATAAAGAACTACAACATTCTCAAAGAAAATGTCGTTCGCTTCGCTTTCCATCGATGCCCTCCAGCTCTTCCGCGCGGCGATCGAGGCTGAGATCGCTAGCCGCCCTTTCAAGGCAGAGCCTGTCAAGGCAGAGGTCAAGGTTCGCAAGGAGCCTGGCATTGCCGCCTCTTGGCTCAGCCATGTGATCAAGACACATGCCTCTGACTACTCCGCCTATAAGGAGTCCTCACAGGACAAGCGCGGCATTGCTCTCCTCTTCGCGAAGCAGTGGCGCGCGCAGCATGCAGAGGAGTATACACTCTTCGAGGCTGAGTTCAAGAAGGCACCTGCCGCTGCTGCTGCACCTGCACCTGCACCTGCACCTGCACCCTCTCCTGTGATCCCCCAGCCTCCTCAGCCTCTGGAGAAGAAGGCGCGCAAGCCCTGGTCAGCAGAGGTTAAGGCGGCAGCCGCTGCAAAGCGCGCAGCCAAGAAGGAGGCCGCTCCCACTCAGAAGTAAAGAGAAGAAACAAACAAAAAATAAAACAAAACAAAGACAAAATTTTTTTTGTTAAATTTGAACTAACAGTGTCCAGCCCTATGATTAACATGATGGGGCTCAAAGATTGGCTCTCTTTTATCGCAAGGGCGTTGATTGCCCTTGTCTTTATTGCCATTACTACTATGCTAGCCAAGTCTCTACAAGAGTCCTTCAAGATTAGCCCAGCTTTTGCAGAGTTGCGTTTTGGAAACACAAAAGAGCAGATGCTCGATTCGCTCCGCTTGGAACTTGTTCACCTTCTACGTGATGAGCTAAAGCGGCTCCGTGCAAAGAAGAATGAGTAAATTTGAAAGGTTGTCACACTATTTATTTTTTAGTAGTATGTCTATCAATAACGAGATTAACCAGATTCTCAACAGGATCAATCAAATTGAGGAGAAGCTCAGAACGAACATGACCGTTGGACAAAAGAACGATTGGTTCCGCATTCTTCATAAGCAGGACGTGAAACTGAGGATCCTTCTTCTGGGTCAGTAAAATTGAGGTTAAATATAAAGAAAAGATAGTATGGCATCCCAAAATGATGCTAACATGGCATTCATCTTGTGTTGTATGATTAGCCTCTTTGTAATCATCGGCGGTGCAACAACAAACAGTGATCTCTATACTGTCTTGTTAGCAATCGCTGTTCTCTTCACTCCATGTTTCATTATTATTCTACTAATCTCTCTTTCCCAGTTCACTCAACCTCTCAGACCCACCTTTAATGGCCAGCCTCTAGAAGAGGTCTAACGCCTGTTGTAAACAGCTAGAGGATTTACATGAGTTCTCTGACCATATAATCGATTTGCATCACCCATTCGCGCTGAAACAGAGGCTTTCTGTAGCCTTCTTTTTCTTAGTTCAGCGCGCGTATAGGCCCTGTATAAGATACAAGAGCCAGCGCATATAACAAGTAGTCCTGCAACCGAAGCACCGATCGCAATTCCTAGAGTCGTTACAGATGCCGCTGTCTGGGCCGCCGCAATCGCAATGTAATTAAGAGGAGAGGCGGTTGGCGTTGATGTCATTGAAGAGGAGGGTGTAACCGTGGGCGTTTCAGATGGGGTTGCCCCCATTGTTAGAGAGGAAGTAGGGCTCGGTGTCTGGCTAGGTGTATCTGTTGATGTAGGGGTTGGCGTGTTAGAAAGAGAGGAACCTATCGATGGAGTCTGTGTTGGTGTTCTAGTTATTGTCGGTGTTGTAGAGGGTGTTGAAGAGGGTGATGGTCCTGCGACCAGTGAGAAGGATGCTGAAATTCCTGTATACGTAAGGCCACTCTGACCTATGGCAGAGAGCCTTGCACTGTATGTGCTGAACCCAGACGGCACAAAGGTTGCAGGAAGTGTATAGAAGACAAGGGTATTTCCTTGATATACTGTAGAGGTAGGTGTTCCCACCGTTGTGCTACCGCCCCCTCCACCATTTCTCTGAATTGTTACAGTTGCGAATCCTTGGCCTGCATCTCCCGTCCCATTCCACGTGATCGTGACATTTCTTCCGTCACAGATAAAGGATCCATTTACATAAACAAGAGGTGTTGATAGCACACTCTGAAGAACTGTAAAGGAGGCGCTGCTTGCGTTCACAGCGGGGCTTGAAATTGTGCTAACCCCAATAGATGTATTTACAGATGCTGTAGTAATACGACCTGTATATGTGCCTAGCGTTACATTCACAGAGGCAAGAGTGGTAGGACCCACTTTAATACGGACCGTTTCATTAAGAATATTATAAGATGTCCAGTTTACAGTGAGGTTCTGACCCGTATAGAGGGGGCCGGATGTTGCTAAGAGAGTTGGAAAGCCTGCGAGCATACATGAATCGACCGCGGCAAAACCAGATTGATTTGTGCCACACGAACTATCTGTCATGCACCATTTGCTTTGCTGCGCTGCCCAGAAAGAACAGGGTTGGACGCAAGGACATCCTGTATCGCTTAGAATGGTGGCGCTTACAGAGAAGAATATCAAATAAGAAAGGCCAAGTAATCTTACCAGCATTTTATGTTCAGAAGAGAAAAGAAGTAAATCAATTTTTATAACCAGTAAATTTGATATTACCCTTATGTGTCTAATCAGTAGAGAAAAATGTCTAGCACTTTAAAGCCGTCACATTTTTGGCCTGCCACGCGTGCGAGGAACTTTGCAAAGAAGCTTAATCCGTCCCTTGGTCGTCAAACCTTTGATACGAATATCCGCTATCTTGCTAGTCTATATGATGTAAGCCCTGAGGAGTTTCTGGAAGTGAATCCTCTGGACTTCAGTAAAAAGATTGGGCTTTCTTACCCTGAGGTTCGCGCACTTATTGATCGTTACGACATAGGAGAATGCGAGGACTTGTATATGGATGTAAAAAGAATGCGTGAAGAGCCTGTGGATAAGCCTGTAGAGGAAAAGATTGATGATGATATCTCAGCTTGGACCTGCACGATTGTTTAGCAATACTTTGCCGCGCGGCCGAGGGCTCGCTCCTGCTCCTTCCACTTCTTCTCAATCAGATGAGCATCGCGCTCCTCTGGCTTTGCCTTCCGCCAATTAATTGTCTCCTTCTTCTCTGGCTTTTCATAGACGCGGGGCCCGCGCTTGGAAACGGCCGCAGCCTTCCTCTCCTCGATAAGAATACGAAACTTGTTGGTCATTCTTACTGCTTACCAGAAGAACAGGAACCAGCAACTTCAATTTTTCGTCATCATCGTGACTGTGAGAACCACCACCTCCTCCAGAATAAAAGCCTGGCTTCAAAGGGGCAGTAAGGTCTGGGCACTTCATCATGGTGTGCCCCCCCTCTCCACAAAGCGAACAGTGAGTATACATTCTAAATAAAAATGAAGGAAGGTGCTGTTCCAATTTTAGTTAAAATGGATTATGTCTACATTGTGATTGAGAACGGAGATCCGTATCCGCTTGCCTATAAGAAGTATGAAGACGCAGTGGCTTCCGTCAAGACAAGACACAAGGAGTCTTTACTTAGAGAGCTACAATGGATACAAGAAAATGATCATCCTGGTTGCAATGAAGTAGATGTCCCTGAGTCAGAGTCAGGTCTCTCACGCCTCTACATTGAAAAGGGGATTCATATTGAAATTCACAAGTTGCCTATCTTGGGCACCTTTAGATAAAATTGAAAAGGTGACCCTAGCCAGGACTAACTATACACTAGAACAAAATGGCAGAAGTTCAGAAGCACGGTTTCAAGTGGGAGCGCGATCTCTTGACCAATGTCTACAAGGTAACGCCAGAAGAGTTGGCCCAGATTCGCTACAATTCCAAGTTCGATCTGCCTGCCGAGTTCAATCATCTGAGCAAGGACAATATCTCGGTGAAGACGACGGGAACCCCCAACACTATTTGCATGGGAGACGCCCTCCGCGTCTTTGATGAGGTGAGCAGCGGCGAGAGTTTCCATCTTGTTGTCGTGACCTATAAGCAGGTTGGCGAGAATAAGGTGCTCAAGGACGTGGTTGAACTCAAGTTGACAGGCGCAAAGGAGGCTCTCTTTGGCCATATGACCAGGTCGCAACTGGATATGCTCGACACGGTGATCAAGGCGGTGCCCGCGAACCGTTCGCCGACTGCAGAAGAAAAGGTGGCGATCAAGGAGGCCCAGCGAGTTGCACTGATGGCGATGGGCTCATCTGCTCTCTATCTGAATCCTAAGTGCAATTCAACACAGAGTCGTCTCCAGTGCTCCTTTAACAAGTTCACTACCTTCGTGGAGAGGCACCCTGAGCTCGTGATCGCTCGCTCTGATGGCGGCATATTTAGAGGGTCACCTATTCTACTGCAAGTGCAGTCTCCTCCTCGTGTATTTCATTGAGGATCACATTGATCACCTCATTTGCCTCTGTCTTGGAGAGGCTCCTAGGACCCACAGTATTTGAGGGAAAGATATGCTTATTTATTTTTTCAATGATTCTTACGCGATGAGGGAGGGCTCGGTCCTCCAGCTTCAAGAAGTAATGGCTCTGGGCTGAATGATCGCCAGAAAGATATGCCTTGCCAGCGAGTCCACCCACTCTGCGAAAGGCGATATGGTAGTTGTCTTTCACATAGGTGAACCCCTCTTCTTGTATCTTGTTTGCGGCAGCTCTCGGCTCTGCCCGTTTCTCCCAGATCTGAAAGACACAGGGCACATCATAAGGAGATCCATTCAGTTCAAACGCATCCTTTTCTACAGACTCTGTATGAATACAATGAAAAGCCAGAGGAAATGCATTGGACATACTCGGCTTTACAAAGGATCTGGGTAAGATAAAGGCGATCACAGAGGCAAAGGAGGCTGCATGCTGGATGAAGGCTTTCGCCGTTGAACTCTGTCTGCCAAATGGGGGATTTCCAAAGACAATCTTAGGACCTTGTCCTGACGGCTCCCAAAGAAGGAAATCACCTTTCTTCACGAAAGGAGACTTGGGATCCAGGTCAATGCCGAGACGATTCACAGTGGCTGGAAGCGCCTTCAAGAAAGTCCCCTTTCCTGCCGACGGCTCGATCCATTGATAGTTGGACGTCTGTGGAGCAAGCTGTAAGATAGTGGCCACACATTTCTTGGCAACTTCCTTCTTTGTATAGAATTGGTCCAGACTTTGCGTTCTGAATTTGCCTGTATCCTGTGCCATTGTATTCCTCTTCCCACAGAAAAGAAATCAAATTTAGGCGGAACGGTCGGACCGTACTTCGGCGAGGGCTGCTCTAAAATAAAGTCACGACGTTAAATAGAATGAGCTCGGGTGAAACGAACTATTCGCCACCGGTCTACCCCGTCAAAGGCGAATTTATCTTTGAAAACAAGCAAGTCCAGACGGCGGCGAATGCTGTCTATGAACACAAGGCTGCTTACGACGCAGCCAATGCTGCTAAAGGCAAGAAGTATCAGTTCAAGACGGATCGCGAGAGAATGCAGTATCTTATCGGACGGCAAGGTCGCGTGGTCCACTCCACGGTGGTCCCCACGCCCCCTTTAATGGTTGGAGGCGCAGTGGAAAATGGATCTATAGTCCTCAACTGGCAGCCCCCTCTGAAGAGCGAGGCTCCTGTTCTGTATTACAAGGTGGTATCAAATCCTCCTACCACTACGGTCCTCTCTGTAACTGCGCCTGCCATTATAACAGGCCTCACGGCTGGAATAGCTTATACCTTTAGTGTCTATGCAAAGAATGTGGCTGGGTTTTCTCTTCCTGGAGTCTCTGCACCAATTACATTTGCCACAGCTCCTTCTCCTCCGCGCAATGTGGTGGCGACTGCAGGTGATGCTAGTGCCCTTGTCGCATGGGATCCTCCTGTAACAGATGGCGGATCAACCATTATTGATTATAGAGTCATATCAAGCAGTGGTGTAACAAGAGTTCAATTAGCCACTAATCCTAATAGCCTAGTTTTTTTTCCTCTAACAAATGGAACCACCTATACATTCACAGTCGTTGCGCATAATGTTATAGATAACTCAGATCCATCTGTCGCTTCGAACTCTGTTACGCCTAGTGCTCCCAGCGGTGAAACAGTGACTGCCAACTTAACAGGTATTGTCTTTGACGGATCAACAACATATTATCAGAATACCTTTACATTTCCGTCAACTAATACTTTAACTATTAACTTAACAAATGTAGGTGCTTCAATCAGCGTGGCCACACATATAGATTTCCAAAATGCATCAGATCCTCTTTTACTTAACTCCGCAGATACATTTGTATTAACAAATCCCTCTTATACTCCAAATATACAATATGTTACATATGGTGGTGGTGCTTACAGTCAAATCTATGCCAATGAAGCAGCAGGATTTATCACTGCTACAAGCAAGGTTGTAGTAACATTCACAGATGCAAGAACTTCAGTAGCTTTTAAAATAAGCTAATATAAATGATACAGGCAGTCGCAGTCTTTTCTGGAGAAACAGTCAAAGGTGAAGTGACCTTTTCACAGATGGGTTCAGATGTTGTGATTGTTGCCAAGTTTTCGGCACTACCTCCTGGTGATCATGGATTCCATATTCACAAGGCGGGTGATCTCAGAGGAGAAGGATGTCAAGGGGCATGCGACCATTTTACGACAGGGTCAACAATACATGGCGGGCCTCCTGGCTCCCTTGGGGGTGAAGGGAAAAGACATACGGGGGACCTCGGCAACATAAAGCAAGAGGAAGAGAAGACTTATACGCTCAGTAATCTAAGTGTAGAAGACCTGTGGGGTCGGTCCATGATTGTGCATGCAGATCCTGATGATCTTGGGTTAGGTCAAGAAGAAGATAGTAAGACAACAGGTCATAGCGGAGCTCGTATTGGTTGTGCCGTGATTGGACGAGTGGATTGTCCTCCGAAAGTGGGTGGCTCTAGAAAGAAGAGGGCTAGTAGGAAGAAGAAGTGTTGCAAGCATTAACGGCGACGTGTTCTCTTACTACGCTTAGTGCTACGTTTAGTGCTATGCTTAGTGCTACGCTTGCTCCGCTTACCGCCGAGAAGCGTCTTACGAGCCCCCTCCTCATTAGTAGCATTCAGATTTTCCACCTCATTGGCATCATTCAGATTCTCGTCCTTACTGGCAGCCTTTAGAGTATTCTCATACTCATTCAGATCGCCAACATTAATCGGATCCTCGTTTAGCCAGCTCGACAGGCTCTTAGGAGCTGTCTTGTTCTTATTCTTATTCTTAGAAGTCGTATTCTTGCCCTTATTCATCCATTTATAAGAAATATTGTTCTCAGAGACCTCGTAGTCCTTCTTGAGATGCTCCTTAGCCGCCAAGACAGCCTTCTTCATGAGGCCAAGATCGCGCTTCCAGTGCTCATAGCCAGAATCATCCTCCTTCTCAGCGATAGCCTTAGAGAGATGGTTCATGCCACTCACGACTTTGCTCGCATACATGCGCCGTAAATACGCGTCCTCCATGGACGCCAGGTGGCCAACTGCCTCCATCTCACTCTTATACCAATTCTTAATTCCGAAGATTGGGACGTTATAGCGATGCGCGTTCATTCTACTAAGGAGACATTTTAAAGACGCGCAACACTGACACACGGCAGGGTATTACCCGTATTATCCGTAAAGATATCGGATGCATTCGTTTCTACAACCACATATCCAACCCAGCCACCCTTGCCTAAATTGGCCAGAGTTCCAGGGGTCTGCATTAAACGGAGATGCAGAATATTGGCCTCGCCAGAAACACCAACATAGATATCCTTACCGAGATCCGTTAATACGACGCCAGGATTCAGATATCCATAGTCCGGAAGACTATAATACTTATCTGTCCAGATTCCATTGCCCGTGTGAATCATCAGATTATAAAAGTTAGCAGGCGTAGTTGTATACGTATTTCCAGCAACACTGAGGAAAAGCGCATTATCGGAAGCCCACTGCGCCACACCATCTGCCGTTATCATGTAGACACCAGAATATGTGTCACCGTCACTCCACGTGGGAATCACAACATAGTTGTTCGTAACACGCTTCGCAAGTGAACTCTGGGTTGAACTCATTATATATATTAATTAGAATTAATAGGGGATGTCCTATGTCAACAGTGTAGTTGATAAGGTCTATGTAATAAATCTTGATAAAGACACCGAACGACTTCGCAAAATAGACCGACAACTAAGAGCCCAAGGCATCGAATACGAGCGCTTCTCCGCCATTGTAGGGAGCCAAGTTGCGTCCGATAGCCAGGGTTAAGCAAAATTTGACTTTCAATCCCTTTAGTAAGCTGTAAGTTATGCTCGGATATTTCAAGGGGCGGCGCGTCTTTCTTAAACATATTGCAATAGACCAAGCCTATAACGTCCAACTCCCTTATCTTTGCCCCATTAGCTCTGGATATGGATACAATGACTTTCTGCAGAGGAAGACAGATACAGGATTTGTGAGTCAGGGCCTAGCCATATCTGATCCAGAGATTATCAAACTCTTGAATGCGTTCAAGCGTTCCGCCCTAAAGAAACTGAGGAACACACTGTAGATGGAGAGACCTGGTGGAGATATTACAACACTCTTGGATCTTACGCCTCGTGATAGACAAGACAATGATTTTTTTCCACTCAACACGAATAACACATGGTTCACTCGCGATTCTGCACGGCGCATCATACCTGCTACACCCCTCACGGCCGACTTCTCTTTCCGAGGCCCCGCCGCCTTCGGTCAACGATTCACCTTTGACATCGGATCCGTTCCCTGTGGAGATCTGGTATTCGGAGCCGCCCTCCAAATCAAGTTGGCCCATTGGCTGGATGCAACTACTCTACTTCATATCCAATCGGGTCGCTATGTCTATGAGACTCCTGCCGAGGCATGGTTCTATGCCAATTCTCTCGGCACTTCCATCATTCAGAAGGCTGAGCTGGAAATTGACGGAAAGACAATTGAAGAGATTGATGGTGACTTCATTAATGTGTTCTCACGACTCTACTGTGATCTCAATACACAGCTAGGACTTGCGGGAGACATGGGTGTTACCGCGACCCCTCTGACCTGGGATCCGAGTCGCATCTATCCCACTGAAAATGGGGTGATTCATTGCCCTCTCCCCTTCTTTTTCATGCGCACGAGGCTGCGCGAGGCTCTTCCCATGATCGCCATTAAGGAGGGATCCATGCGAATCCATATTACAATTCGCCCTTTTGCAGAGTGTATTCGGCAGCTCGGTGGGACTCGGACCACATGCTCCAGCACCCCCCTCAACTCTTCTATTACATTCATTGATACGAGCTTTCCTTTTGAACAGCTCGTGAAGATCCAGACATCATTGTCTGCGCCTCCTCTGGAAACGGTGCGCCTTGTTACGTTTGGTTCTCTGCTCGATGGAAAGGTGCGCGAAGCCATGCTCAGAGCACCCTTTGAAATCGTGCATAGAGAAGTGCAAACGTTTTATTTTACGGAACCGCAGAAATACATTATGTCCAAGAATAGCGCAAATGACACCATTCGTATCGCACTTCCTCTAGAGGCGAATCATCCTTTGGAAGAGATTGTCTGGTTTGTCAGGCGCAAAGATGGGCTCAACAACGAGTGGACAAATTACAGTGATGCGTTAGAAGTCAGTGGTAGGGCTCCAGCACCTCTCCTTGTGACGGCGGAAGTTCAGGCCAATGGTGTCACCCTCTGTCAATCAGATGAAGGCTATTTCAGAGATCTGATCGCGAGGGTTCACAAGGGCGGCGTTGTTCCTTATACAAGTTTTATTTACGGCTATCCTTTCGCTAGACATCCTGGCGCCCACCAGCCGAGTGGAACTCTGAATGCGAGTCGCGTGCAAAACCTGCGTCTTGTCCTAGAAGTCAAAGGCGCAGGAGGTGTGGAATGGGAAGTGAAGGTGTTTTGTCTTGGAATCAATTGGCTACGATTCCAGAATGGAATGGCCAACGCTATCTTTGAGGATTAAAATATGGGGGAATTAGTAGATGTATCGCTACTATCATCTTCTCAAGTGGAATACTGAGCAGAAATCTTTACCGCTTAAAATTTTTATTGATAATGATGAATTTATTAAATCACAATTAGAAAAGGTTACAAATGAAAACATTGCATCAATAGCATGTAAACGAGTTACTAAAATTAATGGAAAAGAGCAAATTACATACCAAACTAGTGAATTTGATACATTTTCTAACACTATAAAAGATTATTATGATAATACTACGAATCCATCGTTTACAAAAGTATTTGAAGATACTGATCAGTGCACTTTTCTACCCGCGGTTTTGAGAGTTTCAGACTTAGATATCATGCCTTTATTTATGAGCGAATTTAATGTTCCAAGCTATACCAGAAAATTGTTTAACAGAAATTTTGATGAACAAATTAAACCTATGGAGAATCCAAATGAACTTTTTGCAACTATCCAGGATCTTGCAAAGACCGGTAAGAAGGTGTGTGTTTTAGCTGCTGTAAGTAGGACTGTCACTAGACAGTTACACACAGTTGCTGCTATTTTTTGGTATAATGGTGAAACGCTTACATGTGCATTATACGATCCAATTTATACTAGTAGAGATGAGGTTAATGTTACTAAGAATTATCTATGGGCTCTTAATGTAGTATATTACAATTTAAAAATGGCATATAGTGGAATTAATATTATCAACCTAAGTTTGAAATATTGCGTGACAAAAGAGGGTAAGGGATTACGTTGTCCTCAATATTATATTAATGCTGAATACTGCACGATATTTTGCTTATATTTCTTGTTTTGTTATGCAAAAAATGGAGGGCCTGATAGCGATGAGGGATTGGGAAAATCAGTTGATGATTCTTATATTGTAAGGCCAGATGAGCTAAAAACGGAGCCTTGTATAGCAAGTAATAAATTTCGCCTAGTTACCTTGAGTTTTATCTTAACCGTTTTAACAAATATATCAATTGATACTGAAATATTAGAAAAAATAGAAAAGAAATATAATGAAATGAAATCCACATATGAAATACTTTCAGCACCTATTTTAGCCCTATTAGATGAGAAGAAAAGAAGACTACTAGTAATACAATATGATAATTTAATTACAAGTGCAACTAGTGCATTAGAACAAAAATACTATGTGACCGCGTTGTCTTATCTTAAACGCGCAAAGGCTTTGGGAGTAGGAAAAAATCTAAATACGCAAATTACAAATACAGAGAATAAAATTATAATACAAAAAGAAGAAATTAATGAGGAAATATCAAGGCTAAGAGAAGAGGGGCGTAAGTATTTAGGAGCAAATGACTTTAAAAATGCTGATACAATATATAAAAAAATATTGATTCTATATAACATACTTGGTAAGTATAATCTTCCTGAAGAAATGTATAAAGAATCTATTACAGCAAAAAAGGGGGTAGAAGATATACTATTAGATAAGGTTCGGGCTCTTGAAGAAAGAATAATAAAATCATTTAAAGAAGGCAATGATGCCACTGCACTTAAAAATATAAAGGCTTCTCTTGCAATTCCTATATGTCACGATAGAATAGGTTTTTTACATGAGTTGCAGGAAAAAATAGCTGCATTACAAGGCTTTAAAAAACTAATAGACGATGGTAAAACTAAAGAAGCCATTGAAGCAATCAATCGTTATCTTTTATTCGCTTGGCTTCCACCTCCTGCTACTGAAATTATAAAGGATAGATTAAGAGAGCTACTTCCAAAAAATAGCGCCCCTCCTCCTGCTGGATCTCCTGGTAAAGGAGGAAAGCGAAAGACGCGTAGAAAGGCTAGAAATTAAGTAGCCTCAAGAACTAACGGACTCATCATCGAATAATAGAGATCAATGCGCCCCTTTCTTAGATAACAGGGATCAAGCGAATCAAGTGCCTCTTTGCTCTCATTTGAAGTTAAAATAAGAATTACATTATCAAAAAGGGGCATATCATCCAAGAAAGTATTGAATGTGCTCTTATTATATACATGGGTTCTTACATCCTTGTGTAAAATACCCTTGTTTTCATGTATTACCCTGATCAGAGTATTAATCTCTTCGATTACAACTACAAGTGGATTATCTGCGTCGGTCTCTGCATCTCTTACAAGACTGTGTAGAAAATCACCAGGGCTAAATGGATTAAATGTGTGACAGAAAGAGGCCTTGAGTTCTTTTGCCACTAGAAGGCCAATTGTGCTCTTTCCAGCCCCGCAGACACCGTGAAGAAAAACAGTTGCTCTCTTTTTTCTAGCATACAAATCAAGAATTTCTTTGATAATAGGCTCTTGATCACCATGTGGCAGAAAGGAACTTACCTCCAGAAGTCTTGATGAATAATATGTATTTGAATATCCGCCAGACTTTGATAATACTTTTATACTATGACTTTCAACAGAAGGCTTTCCTTCAAAACATGGAATCACCTTATTTTCCTCAATGATTTTATTAAAAAAAGAATACGTGGTAAAGATATGAATTTCCCCCGAAACTCCAGAGTTACGATCACACGATGTTAAATAGCCTATACAGTTCCAGCCTATAAAAATACCCGATGGATACATCTTTCCATATTGAAAAGAAAACTTGCTAGCTACTGTTTTCTTTTCAAGTATCTTATATACGCTCTTTACCTTATCTTCATCATTGCGGATAATGAAATATCGAATACCAATTTGCTGTAAAAGGAAAAGAAGAGGGTCTGCTGCCATAGAAATAAAGCAGAGCAGTCCGCCGAAAAAGCTTGTTGCGCTCAGCATTATATGATATAATGACGTTACTTTAGACTCAGAGATATGGGATGATCCAATGATCATTCCGTTTCATCTTCAGAATCTTTGTAGTTCCAACTAGGTGATTGTAGTGGATCAGAAACATGGCCTCAGGAGGTGCCGATGTAAATGTGCCGTTTGGATATAGATTACGAGGAAGGGCTGCGTAAGGGATAGTCGCCAGTTTTCGGTTCACCCACACCTGATCTTCAGGCTTGATTAGCCAAAGCGCCTTATTATCCATCTTGAAGATGCCTTGATCTGCACCTTGTGACCATGCAATTAGACCCGTGCAGCAATTCGTGCACGGGTTCGAGCAGGTGGTTTGCTCATCGCATTGGAATAAAAGAGGAGTTTGTTCCAAACGTCCAAGAATATCAGGCACAAAGTCTCTGGCCACTACAATATCACCATCCATATAAATACATCGCTGAATCTCTGGAGTATTCGCAAATGCATTTAAAACTTCAAGCTTGATAAGATTAATTTGCTCAAAAGACTTTGACCCAAAGAGAAGGAGTGAAGGATGGGCGATACTCGATACTGGGTAAAGAAGGCAAGAAATGCCCTGACCTTGAAAAAAAACATATGAATCACGATCTGCGCACACAATAGCCAATTTCCAAGGGCAGCCTGCTTTTTCAAGATGTCTATACAGATTGAGCGTGAGATATTTGTAACCTGAGGTCGTAAGTGTCCAAACCAGAGTTCCTTTATCCAGGAACCTGGCCACATTCATCTGATGTTTAGAGGGAGGCACTACTTAGGCCAGGACCCTGTCTCGCGCCAGATCGCAAGATCCCTGTAGTAGTTTGCAGACCGTTCCTCATTGTGTTTCTTCACAGATAAACACTCTTCACAGCCATTACAAGGGCCATATCCGTCCTCCCATTCATATATATGACTAGATTTCTTGAGCCTCGGAGCTGATCTAAATTGACTGTAATCACGGTGTGTAGGATACTTGGACTCATCGTATTTAACGATATGATGATCATCAGGAAGATGCTTAGGAAAGAGCTCAGGAAAGAGACCATAGTAACGCGCCGCTGTATTTCCAGGAGGAGCACCCCATTTCTTCATCAGTTGATTGGTATATTTCGGATTCAGATGCTCTTTGCCATACCAGTTCATTATTGATTCCTATTGCTTGCTGGGATTTATCAATTTTTCAATGGTCTAAGCAAAAGACCTAAGTGACGTCGTGACTTTCTTAGAATTAATGTCATACGACTAATTTAGTGATAGAACTAATAAATAAGGAAGCTTAAGAGCTTCCTTATTTATTAGTTATCACGTTAGAAGAGAGATGGTGGCCTCGCTACTTCGTTCCCTAAACAGTGGAATTCAAGATGGCCGACTCTTATCAAGAAAAGGAGAGCCACAGATCCAAATGTTCCAAAAGGCCTTCATTCGCGCTGGCCGATTCACGACCCAATTTGTTCGCCTCGACTTTGACACCAAACCCTCTCTAGGAACCGCATGTAGTCTCACAATTCCCAGAAAAGGACACCTCCTATCTCGCCTCTATCTCGTCACGACTCTCCCCGATATCGCAACCCCACAGGTGAGCGCAAAGGCAGCGGCGGACGCATCAGGAGTCAAGTTTCTTGGTCCCACCTTCGGCTGGACAAATTCTCTCGGCCATGCCCTCATAGGTCAAGCAGAGATTACTATAGGTGGTTCAAGATGTGAGCGCCTAGATGGGCAACTCTTAGAGGTGCTCGACGAATTCTACACTCCAATGGAAAAGGTGACTCTAATGAATGCAATTCTGCCGCGCCTCGATAACGGATTCAAGCCAGGCTCAATCGGATCCTCAGAAGTAACAGTAGCAACAACTCCTCTTCCCTTCTGGTTCTCCTGCGGAGATGCAGGCGCTTATTTACCCATTGACGCCATTCAAGCGGATCAGGTTCTTCTGAAGATCCAGTTTAATCCACTGGCCTCCGTCTATGTGAGCTCTCATCAACAGACACCGACACTTCCAACGGCGAGTGTGGGAGGAGATGCCTATGTTCCTTTGCTAGGAAGTCTCTTCTATTATGAGGGGGCCGAGGGACAACAGATTCCTTTAAAAGGTGTCTCTATGCCAGCCCTTCTCCCTCTCGGTGACACGTATCTTATGGCCGAGTATGTCTATCTTGATAAGCCTGAGGCGAACCGCTTCCGCATCGCCGATATACAGATCCCTATTCCCCAGCACTATCCGTTTGATCCTTATGATACACGCGGTGTGCCGAGGGCGCAAGTTCAGCTCAAGATTCCGAATCCCACGCGCAACTTGTTCTTCTATTTACAACGCTGGGAAGCTGCGCGATACAATGCGCCTTTCCTGGCTACACGCGATCTGAGTCGCGGTGGTTCTATACCTTGGTGGCCTGATGCGTCTGGCCTCAATACATATGGACTTGGTCAGTATAGCCCTGGATTCTGCACGAGAGAATCAGAACCTATTAGCTCTTTGGCTCTTACTTATGAGGGCTCTCTCACACGATTCTGGACGGACTCACCCAGCCTGTTCAGATCCTTTATTCCGTGCCTTGAAATGAAAAAGGCCCCGTGGGTCAATCGCTATTTCTATGTGATGCCCTTCGGCTTTCAGAATGGACTTACACCGCCCTCTCTACCCTCTGGAGAGGCGAATCTTGATAAGATTCTCAATATTGAACTGTCTCTCCAGCTTCAGCCGAATCGCGGTTCAATTAATCCGAATGATGTCCCTCGCTATCTCGTATATGTCTGGGCCGAGACCTATAATGTTCTACGTATCTTCGGTGGCCGTGCGGGTCTCCTCTTTGGGTATTAACAAAAGGAAAAGGTGATGGTATCATTCATCACAATGACCCCAGTTCCAGACCAGTGCCCATACTGCGTGAAATCATATTTTGTCTCCTGGATTGAATCCCATAGAGTCTTCATGCAGCGATTTATTTTGGGATCAGGGTGCTTCGTGATATCATCTAAGAGGATGAGGCCACTGAAGTTAAGTTCCTTCAGTTTATCCAAGATCTCCCGTTCCACAGAACCATAATGATCAATATCAATCATAATGATTTTTGTCTTCTTGATGAGTTCCTCATTAAGATCTTCAAGAACATTCTTGATATTAAACCTGATATTCTTCTTAGAATAGAGGCTGTGATTGGGATTCTTTACATGATCCTCAATGTCATACGAGAGGACAGTGTTTGTCTCGTTATGAGACAATGCAACCGCGGATCTGCCATTCAGAGTTCCAATATCAAGGATTGTTACATTAGTAAAAAAAGTGCTCAGATACGAGTATAACCTATACTCTTGCTCGCCTGACTTCAGATCGTAATAGATAGGTGATGGTAAATATTGATGATTTTTCAAAGAAAACTCATCGAGTATTTTATTTGAAATAGGGATAATCATATACTTGTGTTAATAGCATCTCTTTTAAACCATACAATGTATTCCACTGGAATATGATCAGACAACTTTACAGAATGATAATAAATGGCTGATTTGAGTTGGAGCCTCTCTGTATCACGTCTAAGATATAAGAGGTGATCCAAGTGTTCTTCCGTTTGAGGGAAGGTTATATGTGTCGCCAGATCTAGACGAACAAACTTCTTAAAAATACACATATTCATATCACCTATTACAAGTGGGAAAAGACTACTATGGGCCGCTTCATAGAGCTCCTTTTCTTGTTGATGGCGCGCAGCTGGATAATTAATTCGAATACAAGCACATTCTGATATATCCGATTGAAGATGCGTATTGAACACTTCAAATTCATGCCCATCCAGTTCTAAATACACAACGAAATACCCCTTTGTCACGAAACGATCGGCGCCCTGCGACATATAATACCGATGAAAAGAGGATGGTTTTCGTTGTAAGAACTTGGGATGGAGAAGAAAGGCGAGGCCACTGCCACATTCCATCCTGGGTAGAATGGAGCCAAAAAGATACGAATCCTCAGGGAACACAGCTACCCATCCTTTACTCGTAGCATACTCTTCAAGAATAGTTCTATGTTTCTGCGAGAACACTTCTTGAAGCGCAATAATGTCAGCACCTGAAGAGGACATGAGCCAACTCCCCACTTCATTAATGTCGGTAGAGGACCAGGGGAGGCCGCGAATATTGTAGGTAAGCAATCGGATGAGCATCTGCCTAAATTAGTAGTAGAACATTTAAGCTGATACCGTTAAAAAAATCTATAAAAGATGATAACTAATATAGTAGAAATTAAGAAACTATTATAGAGTCGAGTTTTCTTATTATTTACCATATAAGATAGAAAAAATCCAAGAATGAATAGAAAGAGTATAAATGCAAGGTGTAACAAATTATGAAATAAAAAATACAACCATTCGTATTTTCTTCTTTCCTGATTTGGAATATATGTATCTAGCAGAACCTTCCTTGAACCATTATATGATCTATATCCATGAATTCTATACATCATTGGGTGGCACGACCCTGAATAAATCCTAAAGAATAATTCAGAATCTGTTATAAAAAGATACCACATATTAGGTTCAATACCTAGATCTTTCGCCAAATCTTTCAAATAGTAACAGCCTATTACAATTGTATTAATGTGCTCATTTGATAGATTAAGAGGATCTAATGTTCTAAATAAAGATTTACGATTTATATAGGTAAATGATGGATCATTAAAATATTTTTCTATCCACCATCCTTGCATTTCAGCAATTGCGGCGATAGAACCCATTGTAGGACGAGCATATCCTATGAAGGCAATATTATTATAGTTTACAGGTATCATCTTTTTAATTAACTTGCCCTTCCATACAGCATCTTCTAAGAATGGAAACTCCTTCTTATATCCAGATGCGCACACAATTATATCTATATTTTCTATTGTTTCTTCTTTAGTGTAAACAGTTGTTCCATTTATTTTATCTGGATATTGAATAAGTTCAACCTTATTCTCATATATGTCTAACATAAATTCGGTTCTTTTTACAACATATTTCTTGAAAAGATTATCAGGTGTTTCAGTCATATTACATAATTTAGTATGTTGGTGTGAACACTTTCCACAATCCATTTTTAGCATTTTTCTACCGTGTTCATGCCAAAACTGCGATATGGGTTCTGGTAAAGCATATTCTACATAATGTAATTGTGTATCTGTTGGATTATTTACAAAACCGCCATAAATATTATTTAAACATTTATTATCTATCTTTTTAATTCTATCTTTGATTTCTGGTTCTTCATCACCTTTTGGAAACCATTCTGTATAGTTCTTTGTTGCATAATATAACTGATCTGCATATTGAACAACTACATGACCTATATCATACGCAGACTCCGCACCACCCAGCAATAGAATACGCTTTCCTGTAAACTTGTTACTCCAATCATTCCTATCCATTTCTCTATACACATCATCTGTGTGTATTATTTCTCCGCTAAAATTCTTAATTATATCAGGATATTTTTTTGTTTGATTTAATCCGCTACATACAATAAGTTTTTTACAAACTAAGACTGTAGTATTATATTCGACTATCCAGTTTTCATTTTCATCTTGATGACATTTTGTTACTGCCGAATTATAGTGTATATATTTATCTAAATTGAAATGCTCCTTATATGATTCTAAATATTTAACGTAATCTTTAATTGTAAACCATACTGGAACATCTTTTGGCATAGGAAAATCGCTAAATCCGCTCATATATCTTGACGTTGACCATTTAAATTTAGTATTCTCTTTTATATTTGCAAAGAGCCCCACACAACCATTACATTTTTCCAAAAGTATTATATTATCTGTTTTTTCTGAGAATGTTTTTAGGGTGACCAAGCCACTTTGGCCACCCCCTATTATACATAGATCATAGACCATCTATTATTAGAATAAAAATTAATTCGCATATTTCAAGCCACCGCGCTGCGCATCGAAGATAGCCATGGCCCACGCATCAACCACCACGTGGAGCTCAGTAGACTTCTGCCCTGTAACAGGATCAACAGGAATATCCGCTAAATCTACATAGAAAGTGGGCCGATCCGCCGTCGTAAAGTTCACTGTCCCTTCGGGCTGTCTAGCAAAAGGGGGCCTCTTTCCTCTCTGTTCACCAAGTTCCCAGTTCATTGTGCCGAGCCCCTTTCCAGGATCTCTTTCTTCCTTGGCTAAATGTTCGAGGCGATTCCAGACGGAAGGGGGGGAAAGGGTCTCACGGTCCCTCCCCGCGATTAGAAGAGAGACATTATTATAATACTCCGCACCTGTATCCGTCAGATACTTGTAATATTTATTGGCACGAATATCTTGCATGCTTAAAAACCAGAAGAAAATACGGCCCGCTGGATGGGTCGCATCAACACGACGCGTTGCGGAGGCAATGGCTCCTCTAAGAAGAGGGCTATAGTCGGCTGGACCAAATGTAAAGATATTCTCGTAGAGGCGCGAATAGGGAATTTCTAGAGGAGTCTTTGCTAAGGCTGCGCGAGTATCTGGATCCACATAGGTGTGACGTGTCTCTAATTGTATGGTCGGCCGCCCTATTTCTGTTCGTATAAGGGTCTGAAAAGGGGCCGTTCCGTCTGTAAAGGTGGTGCTAAGAGCCCAAGGCGTCGGCTTCGCCCTCGAATCACTCGCCTCCACAAGATCCTCCAGTTTGCGCAGAGTTAGACGGAGCTTGAAGGTCTGCTGTCTGGCCGCGATACTCGGAACACCCCCATCATCTGAATGCTGACAGCCAAGAAGAGGAAGACGGAGCCGTAGCCTACCTGGTGTGGCAGCTTGTCTAATCGTGGCCGCTGTAGGAGATGTCACCGCCGTCTGAAGATTCTCTAAAAATGCGGAGTTCAGAGAGCCGCGCGCCCTCGTCGCAGCGTAGAGAGCATCACCGCTAAATTCTTGGAGAAGAATCTGATCCAGATAAATCTGGATTTTGCTAAAGAGGAAAAAGGCAATCCCATTTGTATATCCATAGGATACACCCGAAAGATCTGTAACTTTGGAGGCTTGCACACTAGAAGGAAGCCAGGTGGGAAGGTCAATAAGCAGAGTAGGATCAGTAAAGATCTCACCTGCCACTTCAAACTCAAACTCGCATGTGCGGCCAAAGTCTGCACCATTCAGAGGAGGAATTCTACGACGTTCGTGAATTTGCGCGGGTATAAGGTTATAGCGATTATCAAAAGGAGAAACAGCTGAATTGTCGTCGTGAAAAAAGTATTTATCCTTATTTCCCCTTGTTAACAGTTCAAAAAGGGCTCCTTCATTTGTGACTGCGGATCGCGCACTCTCCATCTTCCTTCTAACCTACGCCACTTTTAGATGAGTGAGTATTTCCTCCTCGTTGAAAAGGGTAAGACCCTTTTTTTAGCAAATACATTTCAAGAGATCTTTGCTTGGCGAAGCCCAAGACCCCTTGAAGGCAATCTAGTAATTCGATGCATAACTGAAAAAGATGGTGTATTTACTTCTTATGAGGTCCGTATCCTGCCCTCTCTTTTTTACACCGAAAAATTGAACTCAGGCCTCCGTATCCGTATTCCCATACAAAATGAAGCAGACGATCATCACAGCACTGGACACTCTTCGGAAGATGGACTTTGCAGAGAAAAGGCACTTTCAAGCGGTAGCCTACCAGAAGGCTATTCAACAGTTGACGGCGTTCCCTGGCGAGATCGCGTCATCGAAGGATGTTCAACACTTACCAGGCCTCGGTACTAAGATTCTTAAGAAGATTGATGAGATCGTGGAGACTGGATCGCTTGCGGCTGCAGAGAGGGCGAAGGCCGATCCAGCTTTTGGCGCCTATGAACTCCTCTTGAATGTCTATGGAATTGGACCCTCAAAGGCAAAGGCCCTCATTGAAAAGGGGGTTACTACTCTTGAGAAGCTTGCTCTAGAGCCCTTGACTCCTGCCCAGAAGCTCGGTGTCACCTATTATCATGACTTTCTGGAGCGCATTCCACGAGAGGAGATGAGGACGCACGAGGCTTATCTGCAGGAGGAACTGGACTCCGCCTTTACAATGGCCGTCGTGGGGAGCTATAGGCGCGGGGCCGAGAGCTCTGGGGATATTGATGTTCTCATGACACTTCCTGATTCCATGACGGGGGCCGAGAGGAATACGCTCTTTAAGAATGCGGTTGCGAATCTTCAGAGGCTTGGATATATCAAGGGCGTGCTGGCCTTTGGTATCACCAAGTGTCTCTGTATCTGTCAGCTCGAAGGGGGAAAGGCACGCCGCCTCGATCTTCTGATGATTCCTGCGGCCGAGTTCCCGTATGCGATTCTCTATTTCACGGGTTCCGATCTCTTCAATGTGGCCTTTCGCAGCTATGCTCTAGAGAAGGGCTACACCATGAATGAGCACGGCATGGTGCCTACGGGAACAGCGGCTCCGCCTCCACCTATGCGCACTGAAAAGGATATCTTCAACTTCCTTGGGTTGGAGTATGTAGAGCCCAATAAGCGCGTTGGAAAGGCGTCTGTAAAGGTTATCACGTAAAGTAGATGAAGATAAGTAAACATATAACCTTCTTTTATGATGAAACCAGATTTAAGTATCTCAACCGCTTGATTGAAGAGGCTGCAAGATATCCATACAAAGTTGATCTTTTTATTCATACAAATAAGTCAATTCCAGATGATAGACTCCATTCACCTTCGAATGTTACTATACTTGTCTATATTCATGATCTAAAAGGAATGGATCCATTTCTTCTTCCCTGGTTATGTAGACCTATCATGGAATCACAGAAGAATCATTATGATATTTTTATGTATGTAGAAGATGATATCCTGGTTCCAAGGGAAGCTCTAATCTATTGGCTTGAACACAAGAATACTGTTATGGCAGAGAACTATAATTTGGGATTCTTACGCATTGAGGTTGATCCTATGGGTAATCACTATACAACTGATATTGCAACTTCGCCCGACGGCACTATTGATCAAAAGTTATCAAGAACAGTTACAATAAATGGAAAAATATATGCTATTAATGATGTAAATCCGTATTGCGCTTTCTGGATTTATGATGCAAATGAATTTAGTCGCTTTATTTATAGCGGAGTCTACAATCCTGCTTTAATTAATGGATATGGAACTCGTGAGAGAGCGGCCATTGGTCTTCATGGACTTTATACACCTTGGTATACTTACACGGTTATCCCTCTAGTTGGCGAAGGTCTAAATCCAGGATGTAAGATTTATCATTTGCCGAATAATTATCTGTATGGGGCGTGGAAGCTCCACCCGTTTGACGAGGTATTCAAGAAGATTTAGATAACGTGATAACTAATAAATAAGGAAGCTCTTAAGCTTCCTTATTTATTAGTTCTATCACTAAATTAGTCGTTGGACATTTATTTTAACGAAGCTGAAGCTTCGTTAAAATAAAGTCACGACGTTACCTTCAACACCATCTCTGCCGCCCTATCCGCTGTCTTAGGCAGAGTTAAGTGGCCTACACGCCCATATGTGCGAAACTGAATGACATGGTCAGCAGCTTCGCCCGTTTTAATCCACGCATCAAGTGCCTCCTTCGTATCCATATAGGCACCATTCGTCTCTGAGATGCCATTGGCCTGGAGCTGCTTGAGAAGATGCACTGTCTCCTTCACACGGTCGAATTTTGTCTTTTCCATTCTACCTATCTATTTAGTATCCGCTTAAACTGGCAGCTTGAATATCTACTAGATGTGTGGTATCTGGGCCTGTATAGGTGCCACGAACGAAGCGATCGATAACCCAGACCGCTGTATAAAACAACTAGTGGCCAGAGGACCTGAACAAACTTCTCGTGTAGATCTGAGTGGATGTATTCTTGGATTTACTCGTCTGGCGATCAATGGATTGAATAGAGAGGGGATGCAGCCCATGACAAATGGGCGTCTCTGGTGGATGTGCAATGGTGAGATCTATAACTGGAAGGCGCTGGCCCAGACGTATGGAATTGTATCATTATCTGGAAGTGACTGCGAGGTGCTGGGACCCCTCTATCAGAAGATCGTAATTGATGAGGGCGCTGGACCCGAGGCCTTCTTCAGACTTCTGGATGGCGTCTTTGCGATTGTGATTGTGGACACTCTAGAGAAAAAGGTGATTGTGGGTCGTGATCCGTATGGTGTGCGACCCCTCTTCATCGGTCACCGCTTTTCAGTAACTGCGGGAAATCAGGTGTATGCTTCGACTCTATTATTTGCGAGCGAGATGAAATCAATGTATCCTCTTTCGCAGTCACATGCTCACTTTATACCTGGCACGTGCCAGGTCTATTCTATGAAGACACTTGCTCTTCAGTATACATATCGGTTTCATCCGATTCATGTTCTGAAGAATCCTCTCTTCAAGGGGCTGGAGGTGGCGTGCCAGGCTCTTCGCTATGCCCTAGAAGATGCTGTGAAGAAGCGCATGATGATGGAGAGACCGGTTGCGGCTCTACTTAGTGGTGGCGTGGATAGCAGTCTGATTGCATCTCTTGTTGCAAAAGAACTCAGAGCCGCAGGTGCCCCCAAGCTCAAGACCTTTAGTATCGGGATGCAAGGCTCACAGGATCTTGTGTATGCGAAGAAGGTAGCAGAGTGGATCGGCTCAGATCACCATGAAATTGTTATGGATCAGGAGGATTTCCTTACCGCTATACCAAAGGTTATTCATGATATTGAGACCTTTGACACGACGACCGTGCGCGCTTCGGTTGGAAACTGGCTGGTCGCGAGAGAGGTAAAAATACAGTCAGAATGTAAGGTTGTCTTTAATGGTGATGGCAGTGATGAGGTCTTTGGTTCTTATCTGTATTTCAATAAGGCGCCGCATAACTCGGCATATGAAGAGGAGGTGAGCAGATTGTTGGAGGAGATTCACATGTTTGATGTGCTTCGCTCAGACCGCTGTATTAGCTCTCACGGCCTTGAGCCTCGGACCCCTTTCTTGGATCGGCAGTTTGTTGCCGTTGCGCGGTCTATACCGACGGAGTGGCTGCGCCCTGTTCTAGGAAAGAGGCCTGAAAAGTGGCTTCTTCGTCGCGCGTTTGACGATGGTGTTACACTACCTCACGAGGTTCTGTGGAGGAGAAAGGAGGCATTTAGTGATGGCGTGAGCGCAACTGAAAAAAGTTGGTCTGAGGTCGTGAAGGACTACGCGGAGACGATTGTTCCTGATGGATGGGAGGAGAGGGCGCCTCATGCATATCCGAATTTGACACCTGTCACGGCTGAACAGTATTATTATCGTTTTCATTTTGAAGCTAATTTTGGAAAGACAGCGTCTTCTATTCTACCGCACTTCTGGATGCCGCGCTGGTCACCTGGTGTGACCGATCCTTCTGCTCGCGCTTTAGCGCTATATTAGCGCTTTAGCGCGTCAGCGCGTCAGCACTCTACTAATTAGATAATCTCACGCTCACGCTTGCGCTTCCGCATCGACTTGCACTCCTCCTTGTGCCCACTCTTCCAATGAGTGCGCTGGCAGTTCTCATCACAATAGACGGCCTTCATACAGCCATTGCACATTCCAGCAAGATCAGACTCAATAAATGTGCCACACTGGGAGCACTCGATAAACTCGGTCTCAGGTTGAGTAGGGGTCTCCTCCTTGATAGGCTCAGTCTCATTATCTGCTAGCTCACCCTCTTCTACAGAAGGGGGCTCTACATCCTCTTCCTCTTCTTGGTCCTGCTCCTGCTCCTGCTCCTCCTCTTGCTCCTCTTCCTGCTCTTGAGGAAGTTCCTCAAGCTCTACTCCTGTAGAGTCAAGGCGAAGGCGCTCTATCCTCTTTACATACATTACAAAGTAGTTGATAACTGCAGAGAATAGAATGATAGATCCAAGAAGAGGCTGTCCATTCATAAACCGTGTAAAACTGAGATAGAATAGAGCTGTTCCAAGCATAGACTCCATAGTGAAAAGGTTAGTCATTTTTCCTACTGGAGTTGGGGTAGGCTGACCCTTCAAATTTGACGGTTGCGACTGGTAATAGGTTGGTTACCAGAATGGCTACACAATGCGCTGCGTGGCGTGTGAAAGATGATCAGATGTTTCATTTCATTAATGGACCCAAGATCCACTTTCCTCTTCGGTGTGAAGGAAAGGCAATACAGGGAGATAAAGTCTGTGGTAAATGCGCTAAAAAGCGCAATAAACCAAAGCCTGATAAGAATATTGGAAATCATCCCCCGATTTGGTGGGGAACCATTGATGAGGCTGTTAAGGATTTTGGTGCTCTGAAGAGTCGTATGTGGGGTAGTCAGTGGTTCTATGAGAAGGTTAAAGCTGGAAATACGATATCTCCAGAAGATATGGGAAGAGTTAAGAAAGCGGTTCAGGGAACTGCAATGGAAGTGCTAAGTAATGCGCCTTTACCAGAGCCACCTGCAACAGTGCCAACAGAAAAGAAGAAGAGGGTACCAAAGGCTAAAAAGGAACCAGAGGCTAAGAAGGCCGAGGTAACCCAGCCAGTCGCCGTCGTTCAAGAGGAGCCCATTGAGCCCGAGGAAGTGCATGTCGTTCAGGTCATTAAGAAGGAACTGAATGGCAAGCAATATTATTATGATTCAGGCAAGAAGAAGCTCTATGAGCCATCAACTGGAAAATATGTGGGTCGCTGGGACTCTGTCAAGGAACTAGTTATCACCTCTATTCCTGATTCAGATGCTGAGTAAGAGCTTTCCAAGAAACAGGAAACGCCTTCTCCATCTGCTCCGCAACTGCCCCTGCAAACTCACGAATTTCTTTTTGTGCGTGGGGATCGAGGCGCAGGCCACAGAGACGCGCATAGGCCGCCAGAGATGCCGTCTCAATGAACTCGGTATACATGGACTGCGGTAGAACGGCCCGCGCAATCTCAGGCGCAACCCCCTCCTTCAGAAGGAAGTTGTAGAAGGATACTGCCCCATCGGTGAAGTTCTGGATCTGCTTGACAACCACAGAATTTGTGGGAATCAGCTCATCCTTGGAGCCCTGCTTCTTATTCGCGTCACGAGCCCTTAGCTCCGTGGGAACCCAGCACTCGGGCTCATCATCTACATAGCGGCGGCTCACCTCATTGCGCGAAAAGCCGACCGTGTGGCGAAACCACTCGCGCGCAACAAAGATCGGCATCTTCAGACGAAAACGCGCCTGCGGGTGGAAAAAGGGACTGTTGTGGTTATGCTTAGCCAGATACGAGATGAGCTTCTCATCTTTTGTCTCCATTACAGTTGCAATCTTATGGAAGCTCACTCTAGCGGCGTTGACGACTGTGAGATCGTTTCCGAAGACTTCTAAGAGTTCCACGGACCCGCCGTTTCCTACTTGCATTCTTGTTAGACCTACGCTGTGTCCGTTTAGACCTGGATCGACCGCCTGCCATTGTTGGCGTTAATGATGCAACGTCCACTACAACCTTTTTTCTCTCAATAGTAAAATCAGATGTATTAACATTTGTCAGCTTAAGTATCTCAACTGTTCTTAACTCGTTGCTATCAGGATATCTTGATCTACTCCCCATCTCATCAATTTGACCTTGACTTCTAAAACCATAAGATAAAGCAACGTCTACAAATGCAAGTTTAGGCTTTCTATTGGAATGAATACAATCTAAAATGACACATCCATCTCCCACTGGAGCATAAGATGAATGTTCACATTCCGCATATGCTACTTTATCACCTGACATGACTGCTTCCGTGCGAGAAAATCCGCTATTTGTTGGACAATGGCCAACTACAACTAACTTATAGCCAGTTTTCGCAATTTCAGCACAGTGTTTATCAGAAATAGACTGGGCGTAGGAGCGGCTCCATAGAGGCCCAGGCTGTTCTCTTAGTTGTGGATTTGGAAAGAGGGTCGTTGCTTTATCTGGAAAGAAGTTTTCAGCGCCTCCTGGTGTGAAGGTTCCTGATACCTCTTCTTGAAGATTCCTAATGATCTCGGTATAATCTATAACATCTAGTTTTCCTGAATAATTCTCGGTTATACTGTGTAATCCACCGTGAACACATAGCACTTGTCTTATACCTCCAAGTTCAATTGAAAGCAGATAAAAAGGGGATATCTTGTAAAAAGGCAGAAGGGCATTTCGCCTAGTGTTATAATTTTTATTAAAAAAAATTTTTGCTTCATCTGTTACATAACTAGTATATAGAGATCCTTGTTTATCTCCTATAATTGTATCAAAGTCATGATTTCCAATTGTAAACCTTACATCAGAGCCCGCATTTAATGCTTTAATCTTCAAGTTATAAAGAAGTGTGTGCAATAAAAATTCAAACGAGCCCTTTGGATCATTTATATGTGTTTTATTAATCCTCTTTCCATCGACCAAGTCTCCAACAATAACAAGAAGTGTTCCAGCCCCTCCTGTCCATTCAATCTGATCAAAAAGGGCTGGATTATAGATAGTATCAAGCTTGTAAATATCATTTAGACTTCCTAAGTCTAGAAGCCCAGCCCCTTGGAGCATTTGTATAAACTTTCTTACATCTGAATGAATATCACTTGTGATATAAACTGTGGGGTATTTACTCGCATCTACAATAAAATTTCTATCAACAAGTTCTGATAATGGTGTAATCTTATTTTTTATAAGATTACTCATTGCATAAACGCCGAATTCTACATTTCCTGTCAAGTCTCTCATGTCAGCCGATGTTATAAGAAACTCAGATGCCTTAGCCGAATCCCAACTATCTTTTACTTGTAATGTGGGAAGAGGAGAATTTTTTACGCCTAAATTGGCAACTAGGTTTGCAAAGGGATCTTTATTAACAGGTGCCGGTGGAGCAGGTGCAGGCGGAGCCGCAGGTTTTTTTATACCTGCATCTGGTTCAAGAAATCCCCTTAAAAAGGCGTCCATCTACTGTCTATACTTATTTTAAAAGCGACTGTGTCAGAGCCCACATTCCATCGCAGCTGCTGTTCGCGAGCCACCACGCCTTACACGCCTCAGACATCTTGATCCACGTAGCCTCATCTGTCTCCTCGGAAAGGCGCTGCGCATCCTCTGGTGTCTCAGCCTTGAAGTAGTGCACACCCTCTACAGGCGGATTCGCGTATCCACTAATGTCTACACCAGGGCTCACGATCGGCACACACCCCATCGCCATACACTCAACCTCGCGATGACACTTGAGACCGAATCCTGGAAGACAGAGGCCAAACTTGGCTTGCCCCAGCTTCTCCAGATACTCACGCTGCGTATAAGGATATTTGGCAAGCCCATCGGGCATAGAGAATGCCGAGCAGGCATTTAACCATTCGATAGGCCTGTGCTTTCTCTGCGTATCGTTCTCAGTTCGTCCATAGAAAACAAGACGCTGCAACCGCTCTGACCACGTGGCCGTGGCCTTGGGGGCCAGCTCCTCGACCAAGGCAGGACGGCGAGGCCAGAAACTCCACGCCTTTCCTCCTAGGACAGGTGCGGGATTACCAAAGAGAGCCTTCACAAAGCGCCGTTCCTCTGGAGGAGCATTTTCAAGCCACTTATACGTCGGCCGATCGTATAAGAGCGTATTGCCTATTCCGTGAAGCCAGACATGGTGCGCATGCGAGTCCTCGATGATCCGCACATACCCCTTTTCAGCCCACATGACTGCCATCTCTCTGAAGCTATCTCCGCTGTGGTAATAGAAATCGCTAACAGGCTTCTTAGGGATGATTAAAAGAGGAAGATTTGTATCTATCGCTGAAGGAACAGGCGTCAGAATCTGCTCCACAAGAATGTTGCGCACATTCTCCGTAACCTGGCCCTTGGGTGCGAGAATCAAGAGGTGCACAAGCTCCGATGCACAGGCCAAGTGGAGACCCTCAGCATTCGGCATCATCTCATTCTGAATCTCAATCACTGTGGAACCAGTAGGAAGGATCCACGACCAACCCATGTTTGCGGATGCGGCGATGAGCCTGTAGGCGCCACTTAGCTTTGCCACTAAAGTCTCAATGGAGGTATTCTCAGGCCATATTACATCCACATTGTAATTGCCCTCGATCTTGCGAATAAACTCGCGATTGCAGTAAGTCTCATCAAAAAAGACAACTGTCCTCTTTTCCTTCTCTTTTTCTGATAGCCAATGCGAGGCACCACCTTCCTTTCTTACGATCAAATGCCTGCGAAGAAGAGTAATCTGTTCTCTGCTAATCAGATTGTTATCGGTTGGTAGCATGATATAGGCCTTTTCACAATAGGTCTGGACACCTTCATCACGAGGAATTACAGGCACCTCCTTCTGCCCCCAATTAAAAATCTGGATCGCATCCATAAATGGCTTGCTGCGCGGTAGCCAGAACTCACCCTTTCCTCCCGCCTTTTCTCTGAGAATCAGGATATTGGAAATGTATCTGAGAATAAAGTTGAGAGGGTTTCTCATAAACGTGTCAGGAAGAGGAGCGATGAGGCCAATTTCTACTGGTAGAGAGGGACGGAGCTTACTGACAGTCGACTTGTTCCACGCATCTGCTGCCGCCTTGGACTTTCCAACGTAGATGCTATCATACGTGTAGGCGAGGCCTGTATTTGTCTGGAAAACACCAGTATTTTCATAAATCTTTATAGGCTCCGTCGCAGTATACTTATTGTCTGAACCATATGTGAAGATTTGATCATCAGCCTTGGATACCATCGTGCAGAAGGTGCGCAGATGGTTCTGAATAGGACCGCGAACAGGACGAGAGAACGAGGCAACTGGAAGAGTATGAGTAGGGGGTGGCATGAATAGAGGATTCATGTCATGAAGACCCGTCGGCTTAATATAGAAATACATGTTCTTGTCCACAATGTCTGTCTTGTCATAAGTGCGAAGAGGAGATACGTGAATATGGTGTGTCTTGATAGTGAGAGCTGGATTCGTTACAAGAAAGCCAGCGCGGAGCATCTCCATATTGATCGCATTGTCGCAACCGGCCTTGCCAAACGGAAAGTCCAGATCCTCGTATTTCCATGTCTTTGCCTTTACACTGTCTGATAGAATAACCCACGTATCCTGGCTGTCAGGGCGAGGACCGAACAACTGGTGCTCCTCGTCAGGAACCCCAGTGACTGCCTCATAACGGAGAAGAGAGAGGAAGCGACCTTCTAGCTTCGTGGACCAGACAGCTGACCAGGTGTTATCCAGATAAATATCTGAATTTGCAAACACACAGATTGTTCCAGAAGGTGCCTTCTCTGCTATCCACTTGATAACCATCGCATACGTGAGACGCTTCTTGACCACTTCCTGAAGAACCTTTTCAGGGCTCACAGGTGGGATATGAGAGGTCATATCCTCTTCGGTCAATAGAATCGTCTTATCCACGTAGGGACAGAGAAGATTCTTTGCCAGACACGTTGTAATTTCTGCCATGCGGTCCGCCTTCTTGGCCTTGAAAAACTGGGTGATCATCCAGAGTTGGGGAGGAGGAGTGAGGGGCTCTACCTTAATATTGCGTCCATTGTTTGAGGTAAGGCCAAGAGCACGATACTTGCGAAGAAGAAGAGAGGCGAGAAGAGCCGCATCTTCTGCGGTGCCGTCCCACTTTCCTCCTGTGCTTGTGCTAGGGCCAGGGCCAGCATCGTTTGTGCTAGGGCTAGGGCCAGCATCGTTTGTGCTAGGGCTAGGGCCAGCACAAACAAAAGGATACAGCTCATGCACCTCCTCCAAGCAAATCATATTCCCAATGCCGAGTTCCTTGAGTTCTTCCTCACCTAGTATATCAAGAACCTCCTTGCTTGTCAAAATCATAGAATAAGGCTGCCACTGGCCTGTCCGAAACCATGCAACATTCTCTGCCAGCTCGACGGGATCGCAGAGAATCAGAACATCTGTCTTCTTTGTCAGATTCTTAAGGCCAATAGAGCCAACATCCCATCGCTCCCATGCTGCCTCTTCTATTTGTTGAGCAGGAACCCATGCAATTGTCTTCCTATCACGGCTGATACACGTCTCAGTCTGTAGAATACGGATGGGCTTTCCTGTTTTGGGATGTTTCCCCCACATACTCCTTAAGAAAGGTGCGCCAGATTTAAGTCTCACCTATTAATATAGGATGTCCTCCACCTACGGTCAGCGCAAGGATGTGTCCCTCCGCAGCTATGTCTCCGTGAACCCGTTCAACACCCAGCTCTTCAGCTACACGGTCTCCGTGAATGCCCAGCTCCAGACGGTCGGCACCCTCGCCGTTGTCGCGGGTGCCACGGCGCTCAACTGCCCCGTCGGCCGTCTCCTTGCTGAGACGGGCAAGAAGATCTTCCCTGATGTCAATGCTGGCGTCGAGACGCCCATGGTCTCCGTCTACGACGCGGTCAGTGGCCTCACGGGCTTCATCGACCCGAATGCGGCGGTCTTCACGGTCTACTCCACGGATAAGCCGTATTTCCAGCAGCGCGGCGTGGACCCTGTCGGCGACCTGAAGGATAACGGCATGCCGATCTACACGAACGGTGACATCATCACAAAGTATGGTGATGTAACTGTGCTGGGTGGTAACGTGAATGTTAATGGTAACATTGATCTCTCTGGCACGGTAACGAGCACGGGTGGCGACGTGAATGTTCTGGATGGCCACGTGAATGTAGATGGTAACGTGAATGTAACTGGCAACGTGGATCTCTCTGGCACATTAACGGCAAGATATCTCCACGTGTCACCGTTCTATGACCAGGCAACTTCTGGAACAGTGAATGCGGGATCAGCTTCTGTGGGAACTGGAGTGTTCAATGCAAATACATCTGTAGTTGTTAACACAACTGCATGCACGTCTAATTCTTCCACGAAGCATTCTCTTATTTTTATTACAGGCACAGGTGCTAACACTCTTCGTGCTAACATAACTGGTGCTAATCAATTTACAGTAACGAGTTCAGGCACTGACTCACAGGCCTTTTCCTGGCTTGTGATCAATTAAAGAAAAGCCACCCTAGACTCTAGATGAAGGTTGCGTATCTGATTAATACGACCCCTAAATACTTCTATTTATTACCCCTCCATATTGGGTTAATACATAGATATGCACCTGGCCTCGACTGGGATCTCTGGATTGCCACGGAAGAGCCCAATCACTATGTGATTAACGATATGAAGAGGGAAGGGGTCAAGATTCTAGAACTCCTACCGAGTGAATCTGGATTTCTCAAGTCACGAGAGGCAGCCCTTCGTCGTCTTCCTAGCTACGACTACGTGATCCCTGCACAAGAGGATTTTCTCTTAGAGCGCTTCATTGATTATAAGATTATTGATCAGGCCTTTGCCATTCTAGAAAAGGATCGTAACGTGCAGAGTATCCGTTGGATGCCGTGCCCTGGTCCTGCTCCAGCAGATGAGCAGTATGGGCTCTACTGGCAAGAACTGGATCCGAAGTTTGATGAGTATCTTTTCGTGTTCCAGATGACCGTTTGGCGTGCCAGTGCCTTGAAGAAGTGGTTCACTAACCTAACGGAGCAGTTTGAAAAGGATTATCCTGTGTCTTTATCTGCAGAGGAGAGGCGGATTGCCGAGATTCGCGCCAATTATGCCGAGAATTCAAGAGGACAGGGATATTTCAAACGGTGGATGATGTCGGCAGGTGAAAAGCATTTGGCGTGGACGCGTGCACACAAGCATCCCAATGCTGTGTATATGAGTCCGTGGCCGTATCGTCCTACTGCAGTTGTAGGGGGCAAGCTGGAGGCGTGGGCTGTAGAGTTGGGAAAGAGGGAGGGATGGCCTATTCGCCAATAATTGTCATATAGGCGGTATTGTATTTTGATGAATAAGAGGTGATCTGAGCCGAGGAGAGACCAGCGCGGACATAGTTATAAGAGGTTGCAGGCCACGAATTGGCAACGGAGTTCGAGTAGCCCCCTATGCAGCTGGGAAAATAATGATTCACAGTGTAATTTGATGTCCAGTTCGTTGCAACAAATGTAGAAGGGATATTAATTTGGAGTCTACCGAGTAATGGATTTTGAATAGGATATTGACTAGGAGCTATAAATAGATCCTCCACAGTTGTTCCAGGCACTGTTGTATCACCATAGTTTAAGAACGTGGAGAAACCAAAGAGCACATTTTGCGATAGCCCTGTGATTGTGCTATTCGGCGTTAAAAGGAAGCTGGGCGTGTAATTGAGAACAATAGATGCATTCACGTTTCTCTTGATAATAGTAGAATAGGGGCTCATATTGAATGTCAAACTACTAATGAATGCATCTCCAGAATAGACACCCAAATCGCTTTCCACAACAGAAACAGTATAGTCGCGTTCAATATCTGTCACTACAGTTGACATAAATGTAGAAATTACATTCGATCCTGAAAGGCCACGTGGCTTATAAGGCCATCCTATGCTGCTTGTAAAGTTAAAGTTAGAATCGGTGGGAGGGTTAATCCCTGCATATTTGAGAGTAAAAATGCCATTATAAGGTGTTGATAGAGCTGCTGGTATGCCGTCTGTTCTGAAGAGAGAATTTGACGGTGTTAATGTAATCATATCACGATAGTGGTAGGGCATTGACGTTGACATTGCAGTTAAGGACGAAACCTCTCCTGATAGAGTTAAATAGCCTTCACTTGTAAATGTGCTGATACTGAAAAAGACGGATTTCTGGTCACCATTAATCGTAGATAGATGGACATCGCGAACACCGAGGAATCGGATAGTGGAATTCACATTGTCTATATTTAGTTCCTCGTATTGATCCTCAATAATGGAAGGATCTATGGTAGGAACATTAGAATTAATCAAGAATTTGGTGGGATTTGTATTGAGATAGATCATTTGCTGGGTCGTGCATAGTGTAGGATAAATCTGCCAACTGGTTGTTGACAGATTGATCGTGGAATATAGGACTCCAGGAGGCCCATCAAGAACTCTCATATTGCTCCCGCTGTTCACATCATGAAAAGCCTGATACGCCTTTGCATAGACAATGGCCTCTGTCTTTCTGACACTGCTCTGTATACCTGCACCCTGACCACCCGTCAGATACATAATATTGTTCTGGGAGAGATCCCATGAAATCAGAGAAACGTCTGTTGAAATATAATTAAGGCAATAGACACCGAGTGAGCTGGGATGGGTCCAGCGAGTTCCGCCACGTCCATCTGCCGTAAGCGCAAGGGTGCTGGGTATATTAGTATTAGAGAGACCTTTCGCATAGACACTGCGAAGAGTTATATTGTCAGTATCAAATGATCTGCGAGCACTCGACGACATCTACCGTCTATACTTATTTTTAAGGAAGCTCGGAGAGCTTCCTTAAAAATAAGGTATGACGGGTTATTAGTCGTTTGACATTTAATTTAACGAAGCTAAAGCTTCGTTAAATTAAAGTCACGAC